ATATACGTGTTCCTGATTAACCACGTATATATTTATCATTTAAAAAGTTCCACCGTCGAACTTAACATCAATATTAGTAGTAGATTCGCGAATTTCGGATAACATTGTGTGTATTTCTTGCACAGTCTTACCTAATTTGCTAGTCATAATGGCTAGCTCATTGGTCAATTCTCGTGCTTCTTGAATACTAATACGAATATCTTTTTGCTGGGATCTCTCGGCAGCAGTTACACGTTGGATCAATCTTTCAACGCTAGGTAGATTAGTAGGAAGATTATTTTGAGACATTTGATAACACTTGTTTCATTTCGATTTCTGTTTTAAACGGACCTTTGTATTCGTATCTTTGCAAGGTAATAAGTTTAGGACAATTGCTCTTAACCCATCCTTTGTCAAATTTGATTACATAGTAACCTGCACAATACAAACTCTTACTATCACCGCTTTTGGTAAACAGTGGAAGTTTTCGTTTGATATCAAACATTGCATTATGTGGAGTAGTAGAAGTTGAATAACCGTGAACTTCGTTAGGCTCAGCGTGTTCTGCTTCTTTTACAATCTTAGCAATAAAGAAATCTTTACCAAAGTGATTAGTTAGACTTTCTTTATTATCATAAACTTTGACTCCGTCTTCATTGCTCATTACAAATCGATCGTCGTCGTTTTTTCTAAGAGTAGCAACTTTTTCACCGTTCTCTTCTACAATCCAAAACTTGTTTTCGATAATAGGCTTTGCGTGGATTTCGTTCACTTGCAAGTCTCCAACCATTTGTCGAATGTAGTTACAGCTTCATTAAAATCGATGCCGTACACCTTGGCGTAAATTTCGCCTTCGGTAATTTGCATATCGAACGGTACCATACCGTTGAATCTGAAGTCATCGGGCACCGCAGTAGTTACTACAAATTCTTGTAGATTCTTTGCTCGATGAATTAAATTTTGCATCATGTCAATTGAGTTCATTTTGTATACCTCGCATTTAATGGCTCTGCATATGCTGCTGCCTGATCTGAAATCTTCTTAAGATCGTACAGACCACAGAATTTCATTAGTCGTAACCCGACCTGACTTACATTTTTATCTGATGCAATAGCTTCGGAAATTGTCTCAGCCATTCTCATTTTAATATCATCGGGTTGGTGTGATAAGTCAATTAACCGGCGATTACGTTCGTAGTCGTCTAGTACACGATGTTCGATACCGTTATGATCGGTCCAACGTTGCAACATGAGATTGTTCCAATTGAACCCCTTGTCGGATCGGTCTGCAAATGCTTCTTGTAAGCCAACCTTCTTGCTTGTACCTTTTGTTCGTACGCCAGGGTATGCAGAGAATACGTTATCACTAGTATCGCCTCTCATACATTTCTCGAACAACAACCATTCTGGATCAGGCTTTGCTTTAGGCAACTGTGTTTTCTTATCGATAACATATTTGCCTTTTACATCAAAGAATCCTTCGTGTGTAATTGTTGTTTCACTTACACCGTTGTACTGTTTTACATTTGGAGCAATTAATTGCAAAAAATCGGTATCAGTCGAGATAATAACGTGATCGTCATCGGGATGACTTTGAATCCACCCTGCAATTAAATCGTCAGCTTCGAGTTGCTTGTGTTGTAGAACTGTGCAATTTGTCTTTTCGATAATAAAATCTTTAAAAGTGTCAAATGCTTCCCAGAAAATCTTTTCTTCTTCTGCTTCGGCTTCTGTATGTGCTGCACGACTAGCAGCACGTTGAGCCTTGTAAGGAGTATAGAAATCCTTGCGCCAACTACGGCCTTCTAAGAAGAATACAACGTGTGAGCCACCAAAGTCTTGCCACGCCTTTTTAATACTGTTTAAAGTAATGTGGAATGCCATACCGAGCTTAATGTCGGCATCGCCATTAATTACATGTCTAGCACGAAAGAATGTATTTGCTGTGTCTACTAAGATATATGTCATTATTGTTTTAATTTTGAGTTTAGGCTACCGGCATCAATCGGACCACCGTAGTCGCCATCTACTACTACGTTTGCGCATAGTTCACGGAACCAACGATCAACAATTTCTTCGTCTTTATCGCCGTCGGCACCGTATCCGTCTTGCTTTAATTGTAACACAAAATACTCGTTCCAATCAAGTTCAAAAAAGCCATTACGTACATTATCTTTATTAACGTGTGTATCGAGCACACTAACCCAAGGTTCTTTGCGTCTATTGGCACGATCCTTTGGACTTAACTTAGCTAGTGCTTCTTCTTCTTTTGCTCGCTGTGCGTTGGCTTCGATTTCAGCAAGCTCATCTAGTTTTTGTTTTGCAAGTTTAGATGTTGCTGCAATTTCGTCGTCTAGTTGTTTTTTAGCTTCTTCGCGAGCAGTGATACCTGTAATCTTTTTAAAGAAATTTGTAATCATTAGGTACCCCACTCGTTCTTAAATAACGGCACTTGCAATCTGTCACTATATCTAAAACCGTGCTTCATTGCAAATTCTGCAACACGACGAGCATTTAACGTGTAAACACTTTCAACACCACCGACAGGCATTAGATATACTGGACCAGTGAAACCGTTTTCGCGATAGATGTCTACTACTTCTAATGCTTCTTCTGCGTCTTCTTCTGTAGCAATTACTAGCTTTAGATATGTGTAACCAACGTCTTCGTATTCGCACACAATCGACGGTTGAATCGCCTCATCTCTACTTTCTCCGGAGCAGCTCAATTTAGCACTCACCGAGAACGTAACTTGTCTCTGAGGGTCTTGATTCGCCCAGTGCTGTAAGAAATTATGCAAGTCATTAGACAGTCTTTGTGTACCATTAGTTTCGAAAGTGATCTCTTTCAAATTAGCCATACTAGGGTGGATTAACAAATCTTCGTAAGCACGTTGCCAACCTAGCAAAGGCTCACCACCTGTAATAACTAAGTGTTCGTCAGTCCAGCCGTTGTACGGCAAGATTTCCATAATGCGTTCAACGATAGCATCGCTTGTAAGCATAGGACTTAGATCTTTAAATCTAGGATCCCAGCTAGCGTAACTGTCACACCCTGTACTAACAAGAGGAAGTTCTTGATATGTTTTAAATGATGTTGTTTCGTGTACAACTGCGATTTTATCTGATTCTGTACTTAGTTCACCTTTAGGCATACCAAATCCTGCACATTTAAAATTACATCCAAATGTGCGTAAGAAAACAGAAGGTACGCCCATGTAACGTCCTTCACCTTGAATGCTGTAGAACAGCTCTGCTATTTTAATTTTACTCATACTTTATTATACACTCTTTTGTTCTTGTTTCCAATGCTCGTATTGTCTTTTTCGGCATTCTTCCTTTACGGCAGCAGGAATGTCAGGATGCCATTCTGCCATTCTGCAATCGTAATATCTTTCTTCTTGTTCGGGAAGGAGATACGCTAGCATTACCATAGCTGCAACTCCTAAGACAAATCCTATAAAGACTTTCACTTTGTCCACCATTCTTCATAGGGAAATTCTACCCAAACATCTTCTTCTGCTTTGTTAATTTCTAAACCACAGTAATCTACTTCGCGAACACAGTTGCTGGCTAGATTGTCAACTAGTACAGCAAAGCGAACATTAGTGCCCCACATTTCGCTCCATCGTGTACCGTCTGGAAAACAACCACTTGGCCAGTCTCTCATAATCCAATTAAGAGTTGCACCGCTGTCGTTAATATCATCGACAATTAGAATATTCTTAGGCGGCTTGTTATACCCAAACGCATCTTCAGCCATCCATAGATTACTTTCCGGACCTGTATCACTATCACGCAAACTAACGTTTAATGTGTGCATCGGTACGTCTAAGTAGTGACTCAACATTACAGCAGCTTGTAGACCGCCTCTCGTTAGTCCTACGATGTAATCAGGACGCCAATGATCCTTTGCCATTTGTCTAGCAATATTAATCAGCATACCTTTAAATTCGATATTACTTATTACGAGCTTGTTCATATTTTTCCTGTAAGTAAGATTCGTGTTGGACCCAACGATTGTTAACTAAAAATCCCCAGTCTCTTTTATGTGGACCTGGCATAAACAAAGTCCAACAAGTTACTTCAGGGTCAAGCTCAATGCGATGATAAGAATTAGCGCCGCATATACGAAAACTGCCGGGTCCTCGCCATACAGCAATTTCAGCGATCTTTTCGCCTTTGTTGTTAAATTGAGGAATCCATTCATAATAACCACCTTTGAGAATTAGAGTAGCATACGGCCAGGGATGATCGTGTACATCGTCAGGATCTCCTTTTAAAAACTTATGTAAGAATATATTAAAAGGGAAACGCTTTCTGTCTTTTAAAAATAGGTAGTAGCGTTCGAGATAAGGCTCGTTATGTACACGATCCATAATTACACGCTTACGACCGATCTTATCTAGAAAGTTTAAAAACCATTTCATATCGTTACTACTCTGTATTTAGAATTAGGATACGATTGCTGTAACCATACCAACAAGTCCTCGGTATACGGTACTCGAACACTATCATACTTGTTGGTAATGTACATCATCGAGGCGCAAATTCCTGTTGTAGTTTAATGTTATCAAAGAACTCTTTCTTTGTACCTGGGTCTGTATTAAACGAACCTTTAAGTACCGTAGTCTGCGTCAACGAACTATGTGCCATAATACCGCGGTTCTCACAGCATCCGTGAACAGCTTGAATGTAGACTGCTACGTTTTCGGAGTCAGTAGCTTTACTAATTTCTCTAGCAATGTCATTACATAGCTCTTCTTGAAGTGTGCCACGGCGAGCGCACCACTGAGCAATACGAGTGTACTTGCTAAGACCAATGAGCTTTTGAGCGGCAATAATCCCAATATAAGCAACGCCACTAACAGGCTGGTGATGATGTGAACACATACTACGA